ATGCTTTTGAAAATGAATTTGACTCATACAAAGTAACAATTTACAAAGTTTCAGTAGGACAAAGTTTAGGTCCCAACCATACAATTTATGTAGACAAATCTGATATTGCTTTTTCAAGTGATTCAGATGTGGCTATGTTGGAAGTGCGAAGTATGCCTCCTTTCAAGGATATAACATATATTTGGTGTGAAAAAGATTTACCTTTGTCCACCGGTATTGAATTAACACGTGAGGAAGATGGCACAGTCACTATTAATGAAGTTTTTTCATTAACATACGTTGCTGATATGGATATTCCAAACCACGGTAAACATAATATATACCATGGTATTGGTACTTTAGACACTAAATCTGGTATGTGTGGATCTTTAGCTATTGGTATGACACCACGTGGTCCAATCATTATGGGTATCCATATGCTTGGTAAAGGAAAACATGCTGGGTTTATCTTGATCACAAAGAAAGTTATTGATGAACTTGAGTGTTCATGTCGTTTTTCAGATAAACCAATTATTCAAGGTAAAGGTAAGCCTTTATTAGGTCTTAAAGAAGATGTAAAATTGGTTGAACCTCACCATAAGAGTATTTTTCGCTGGATGGAAGTTGGTACAGTTAATGTTTATGGATCATTTGCTGGTTTTAGACCAAAACCCAAGAGTAGGGTCTGTACAACACCATTGGTTAATGAAATAACTGAACACTATGGTATTAAAGTGAATCATGGTAAACCTTTTATGGAAGGTTGGGAGCCATGGCGGAAAAATGTTGTTGAGATGGTTAAACCTAATGTGCATTATGACCGGAATGTTCTCAAGAAGTGTGTTGAAGGATACACAAAGGACATCTTGAATAATTTACCACAAGGTTGGGAATCCCAATTAGTGATGCTTAGTGATAAATCGAGTGTTAATGGTTTGCCAGGTGTAATTTTTATTGATGGAATTAATAGAAAATCATCTATGGGTTTTCCATGGAACACGTCCAAACAGAGATTTTTATTTGACGATAAAGATGAAAAGTATCCTGATGGTTGTAATTTTTCTGAAGATGTTTGGCAAAGAGTAAGACATATTGAATCATGCTATGCCAATAATCAGCGTGCTTACCCAGTTTTTACTGGACATCTTAAAGATGAGCCAACCACATTTGCTAAGATTGAGGCAAAGAAAACACGCTTGTTTACAGGTGCACCGATAGATTGGAGTTTAGTTGTACGTAAAAATCTGTTATCTTTTGTACGTTTAGTGCAATTGAACAAATACACTTTTGAAGCTGGACCAGGTATGGTCACACAATCAAAAGAATGGTCTGAATTGCATGATTATTTATGTGCTCATGGCGACAACCAAATTGTTGCTGGTGATTACGGC